TTTAAACTATTTTCTAATTCATTAATTGTTAATTCTTCCACTACAACAACTGGTTTAACTGGTTGTTTTAATTTTTTTAAAGATTTCATTGCATTCCGCCCTTTGCTGCTAGTTTTAAAGCATTAATGTTTTCAGTTAACGCTTCATACATTGTTTTCCATATATCGTTAACAAATTTGTCTTGATCTTCCATAATTGCAGATTTTCTTTTAAAACTTTGAGATTTTACAATCATTAAAGTTCTATATGCCGCTAATATGTTAGCATACTTAACCGCTTGCATCCCTATATAATGGTCAGGGTTTTCAATAATATCTTGAATTATACGCATGCATTCAATAAATTCTTCAGCTTTATCCCCCATATGGGTAGCAAGAACTTCTGTGTTTACAATAATATCCGCCATTACAAATCCTTTCTTAAATCTTCTGTTTTGACAACTGCTTGTTTAATATATGGTTTTTGGATTCCAACAATATATTTATAAATATAAATACCAAAATAATATCCATCATCCCAGTTGTAACTAACACCAAAAGCTCTCCAATGAGATAGTTTATCACAAAAAAACCGATATTTTCCTTTAAACATTTTTAATTATTTCTCCAATCCATTTAGCAACTGGTGATGCAACGGCATTTCCACACATTTTATATCTATTTGTGTCGGCAATAATTTTTCCTTCATCATCATATTTAGTATGATTATCTGGAAAACCCATAAGCCTTTCGCACTCTAGCGGAGTTAATTTTCTCAACACCAGCTCTGGGGTCATCACTCCATGTTGAGAAATTGTATCAAGAGTGTATGACGGGTCATTTTCATCACCAAAACCCTTGCCTTGTGGACCAGAAGTGTCTGAACGACCAATAATAGTTCCCTGTATCGGGATTGCAGCAATTGATTGCTCCAACCCAACAAGCGGAACTTGACCGCCACCAGTCCCCATTCTGTGTTTTAATGTTGGAACAATTTGATCTTCGTAAATACGAATGTCATCAACTCTTGTGCCATCAACAATAATTGGATTTTTATAAGCAATGTGCGGAAAATTATCGCCATTATGATGCTCTGCTCTCAGTGTTGGAACAATGTCTTGAGAAACACCTGCACCCTGACGAACCATCGTGCCGGGTTGAAATACAGTTACTCCCCTTTCACTTTCAAGGCTAGATTGACTAGAGCCTGCCTCAGTCTTTCTGGCAATCTGTTTCCCTTTCTTTCCGCTCTGTTTAAAATGCCCTTTGCTGTCTTTGGGGACAGGTAATATTTGCTCGGGACATCTTGCAACGGTTCCAGGATCGTAGCAAGCAAGCAAGAAGATTCTTTTTCTGCGTTGGGCGAGCCCAAACCATTGTGCATCCAGGATGTGCCATTCAATCGCCAATGCCCCGATGTTTGCCATTTCGTCAATGACTTTTGCGAAGTCATTTCCTTTATTACTACTGAGGGCTCCTGGGACATTTTCCCAGATTGTCCACTTTGGAAATTCATTTCTAGTTGCATCTCTCATCTCCTTTATAACTCTAATTGCTTCGTGAAATAACCCTGATCTTGAACCTTCTAAACCTCCACCCTTGCCTGCTACTGATAAATCTTGGCATGGGCTGCCAAAAACAATACAGTCAACTGGGGTTAATTTAGAACCATCAACATCTCTAATATCAAAATATTTAGGGACAGTTGGCCAATGCTTTCGTAATACTGATTGACAATGCTTATCCCACTCCACTTGCCATTCGCAATTCCAACCGGCACCCTCCATGCCTAAATCAAAACCGCCAACACCTGCAAAAAGTGAACCAAATGTATTACTCATAGTCTGTTCCTTCTACTAATTCTCTAAAGACATCCCAATCTATGATAGCAACTTTAGACTCGGAATCCTCTCCTAATACAACAGAAATGCATGGATATTTATAATTAGAATTCCAAGCATCTTTTCTCATCTTCTTCCAATTTTTTAGATTTAAAGTAAAACTTTTCCCGTTATGTTTATAATCAACTAAAAACTTATTTAAAGAAGCATCACCTTTCTTAAGTCCACGACCAGAATTTTTGACAGCCTTAGCTTTATCTTTTTTTATTTCTTCTTTTTCGGTTCTTTTCATTTCCGCTCTCCGATTGGGTCAAAAATTTTTAAACCTTTACGTTTAATTAAAGATTTAAGCACCTTATCACACTGCGATTGCCAGTTGTATTCTTTAATAACTTTAGGGGCTTGCTTATAATAATAATCACACTGGGAATCAAAATCATCAACCGCTTTTTTCATCAACTCAACTGTTGACTCAAAGCTTGGGATAATTACTTCTCCAGTGTGATAACCGGAATGCTGTGTTTTACCAAGAGTAGATTCAATAATATTATTACCAAGATATTTCTCATACGAACACCACCGACTTGTTGATATCGTTGGCATACCCGTAGCCAAAGCTTGTAGAGGTATCAACCCGAACCCTTCACCCTCCGTAGGGTAGATTAAGATATCATGATCATGATACAACTTCACCATATCTGATTGGCTTAATGTTTTGTATATTTTTATAATATTAGAAAACTTATCTTCCTTAAATAAATCCATAACACTGAATCCATCATCCCCGTGATATTTCAACGTAAGAGTAATATCGCTTCTATCTTTAAATAGAGTAGTAAATGCTTTCTCAACAAGGTCTGCTCTTTTGCGAGGACTATCTGAATCAACATGCAAAAAACGAATCTTGCCCCGGCCACCACGCTTGAACGGTTTCCACATATCGTCAACACCAAGTTCAAAAACAAATGTAGGAGTGTCAACACCAGAATTAGCAACAGCGTCAGCAGAAAATTGATTCCCCACCCAGATTTCATCAAATGTTTTCATGGTAGGAATCCACCAATCCCAAGCCTTAGTAGCTTCTAAGTAAGTACCATTAATCTTATATTGATGATCGTGATGTTTTTTAAAACCAGGCTGGCGAAAATCTTGACCAGATGTAGGATGATGCCATTCTGGTTCCATATAAAACATTTGAATCTGTGCTGATGGGTCATTTTCAACAACCTGCATTTGCTTACCATAATAAGTAAACCGATTAAAATGCTTTATAATGTTGTTATATCCATAGCTATAGCCAAATATATTATTTGCATCTTTAATATGCTGATCAGTGTGAATTGAAAATATCATCCTTTGATTGCTTTTTCCAGCTCCACAACTTCTTTATTGGAAAGATCAATGCTTGACAAACCATTCCATTTACTTTCTTTGTAGGTATACCAAGCGCCTTTGCGCTGAATAATATCCATATCAATAGCAATATCAATCAACTCTCTCTTTGTATCAATCTGACCTTGCTGAGGCAAGACATAGTAGTAACCTGTGCTGCCGATTGTCGGGCATTGTTTTGTTTTTTCAACTGTCCAAGTTGCTTTTTGGCTTGTAATCATGTTATTTTCTTCTCGTTCCATTTCGCCTTTAGACATAGACAAAAACAATTTAACAATATTAGACATGTTATGGTGGACTGTATTACCCATCTTGGCTTTAGTTATTGCATACATACCACTAAGATCAACAGTTTGGTGAGCAACGAACAGCATGATGTTTCGTTCTTTGTGTAAATAATTTACTAACTTCTGCAAAAAATAACCTTGCGACCTAGCCGACAAGCCCATTGCTTTACCACTTTCCGGCTTATCGTAAAATTCTTCTTTAACAATATTAGACAACGAGTCAAACAAGAAAATATGTTTTTCTTTATCATCACTTAGATATCCAATAATATTTTTCATAATGTCCTCAACAACAGTTGATTGAACAATGACAACATCTTCAATATCAATACCGCACTTCTTTGCGTATTCATCATTATAAGATGATTCAGAATCCACAATTACTGGGCGATACCCCATCTTTTGGGCCTCTGCGATAATTCTAAAACACATTGTTGTTTTACCAACAGACGGAGTGCCCCAGAATAAATGGGTTGCCCCAGAATTTAAACCACCATTCAAGGCTCTGTTTAAACCAACACTCGGGGTTGGAATAACTTCGTGAATAGGCATTGTATCGCCTTTTCGTTTATCTACTATTAACACATTCCTCCTTTATTGAAACGTTCTATTTAGTATTCTTGATTTAATAATTGTTGTTGAGATATTTTCTGTGTAAGGGATAAACATCACCCCGATATTGCGTTCGTCAAGCCATTCTTGGGTGAATCCCATTTGTTTATAATAATCTTTACTTTGCCAGTCAGAACCAACAATTACAAGATTAGCTTTAGCCTCTATGATAGCAGGCTTAGAGTCAGCACCGCCCGAATTTACAATTACTTTGTCCACCCATTTGCAAGAAGAAACAACTTCCATTCTTTCAGCTAGGCTGCAAATTGGGGGCTCTTTGTATTGAGAGCAAAACTCATCTGTGTTAACAGAAACGACTAAATATCCATTATCGCCAACTGCCTTTTTGCACCTCTCCAGCAATCTTGAATGACCAGAATGAAATAAATCAAATGTACCACCTGTATATACAATCATCTTACCTCCAGTGAAATGACCAGAATGAAACAAATCAAATGTACCGCCTGTGGAAATAATCATTTTGCATCCAACGAGGCGCTGACAAAATTCCATTTGTTAGCATTATGAAAAGTAAATCTCTCAACACCGTTAGCATCAGCTAATGCATCTGAGTATTCAAACATAACCTTATCAAGATCTTTAAATTCAAACTCATTAGTGTCATTGACCAAAACCGTTGGAGCACTAGGAATGCTGACTGTCTTGCAGTTAAGGCCAGCCCAAGCCAACACATTCCTGGAATCCAAGTGCTTCACCCCTGTCCTAAAGTCCATAGCACCCCTTCTCCACACATTCATACTTGCCAATGTTGCAGCAATTAAAAATGATTTGTCATCAAGTGTATTTATCAACTCAGACATTGTACCAGAAAAACTAGGTATTACTTCACCAGAATACGGTGCAAATTGCATTATGCGGTCTGTCCCATCAAGCATTGATAAAATAGTATCCACAGCCCCTGGCAAGATAATATCGTCATCTCCAACGACCCACACATATTCTCCGTCACCAGCTGTCATCCCATATAAACAGTTTCCATCACAACCAATATTTTGTTTTCTAATTGAATACTCAGATACATAATCTTTATATTTATAAACTATATTCCCCGCAAATCCGTCTTGGTCATTGTCAGAAACGATAATCTCAACACGGTCATTATGTTGAGATGCAATACTGCTTAAGCAAGCATCAAGTGATTCTCTCCTGTATGTCGGAATGTATACAGTTAACTTCATTTTGTTTGATCCAAAATTAATTTAATTCTATCTATATATTTTTTGGAAACATATTCCCAAGTCATATTTTGATTAATAAACTCGGCACTCTTGTATGTTTTATCACACACTTCGGCATAATTATTAGCTACATACAACATCTTATCACATAGATCATCAAAATCTGGCTCTGCCCACTCCCCAGCATTTTCATATATGCCAGTCATATTTTTAGTTCCCCATTTGAAATTAAGAGGGATGGACATGTCTGCAAATTCAGAAGTAGCGAGGGCATTTGTGCAAATGGTAGGAATTCCTTTGGCAATTGCTTGAAACGGGATTAACCCCCAACCCTCACCACTTGTCGGATATAGCAAACAATTTGCGCTATCATATATAGCACCAAGATCTTCGTTTGTTACTTGATGATTAATCACTGTAATTCTTGGGTGCTCAAGGGGATACATAATACCATTTTTATAGATCCTTGCATCCTGCGGCCCATTTGATTTATAAATAAGTTCATAATTATTATCGTTCCCAAAAACTTTTAAAAACGCATCAACAGCCATTTGAGAATTTTTACGAGTTGACGGAGATCCAATTGATAAAAATTTAAATGAACCTTTTGTATATTGTTTTTTAGGAAAATATATTTTTGGGTCAACACCTAATTGAAAATTATAAACAGGCTTAGTAACGCCTGAGTTCATAAAAACATTCCTCATCGCCCTAGATGTTGTCCAAATTTCATCCATTCTATTGCAATGATCAACCCAATCAATTGGTATAAGGTTTGTTTCCCAATAAGTCATGCCAACAGAATATTTTTTAAAATTAACAAACTCGGTTGGCAAACAATGATTAATAACAATACCATCTTGGTTACTAGAAACAATTCTTGTGAAGCCAATGCCTATTTCATTATTTTGAATTATCTCTGTTGACTTGTCTCTATACGGCAACAATCTTTCAATCGGAAGATCACTGTCTTTAAAAAAATCCCAAAAACTATCAGATACTTGGCTATATCCATCTGTATAACCAACAATTGTGTTATCAACCCATTTAATCATTTATTTTAACCAATTTTTTTCTTTTGATATAATCATCTACTAAAATAATCTTATCTGCTGACTCAAGCTTGAAAGAATCTAACCTATTCAGTGTGTTTTTGTCTTCAATTTTAGATAAACGAATTGCATACCAATTATGTTCTTTTAACATATTTTTTACTTTCTGGTACACCGTAGAGAATATTACAATCTTAAAAAATTGCCTACCATCCCAGCAATAAACGCTTGCCATTTCTTTTCCAGACGATGTAATAAAATTTCGTATATTAAAGATGTATGCGAGAGTTTTTTCATCATTTACAAAACCAATCCCGTTATCATAAAGCCATTTATGTTCATGCTCAATGCCATTTTTCTTTAGCATCATAATTTTAAATAGATTTGAATCTTCTGCGTTATAAACATCACAATATGCATGGAGGGTTCTATCTCCAATTAATGCGTAAACGTAATCTCGCTGAGCCAGCTCGGTATTTCTTTCACCAAAAACCGTACAAGAGCCGGAGTGATCTTCAAATTCAACTCTTAAATAATTTGTAGCTTTCTTGGTAGACCTAACAACCGCTTTTATAAGAGTAAGATTTGACATTGTTTCGTGAAAATCATTAGCGTTTTCTACAAATTCATCAATAATTGTTTTATGTTGACTGGACTCAATCGGGAATCCTAGAATTGGTAGATAATACTTTTCATGGTCAAATTGAGAAACATGCCCAATTGATTTAAAAGCGCCAACTTTGTCCAAGTTTTCTCTCAAAGGAGCTTTAACAGCAGACTTGGAGCATTTGTTTGTAAATTCTTCAAATGAATTAAAAGGTCTTTTAGATTTAATTTCTTCTATTGCACTAACGCCGCAACTTACTATATTGGATAAACCAAAACGAATCCCCTCTTCCTCCCCAGCAATTGACATAGAAAAAAACTCATCAGATTTATTAATGTCTGGTCCGTATATTTTCAACCCTAACCTTTGAGCTTCCATCAGGTAAGCAGTAATTTTGTCAGATGCTGATTCGTTATAAAGCAAAGCCCATATGAACTCAAGAGGGTAATTAATTTTCAACCACATTGTCTGATAGGACATTAGTGAATAAGCAACAGCGTGGGATTTATTAAACATGTACAATGCCGACATTTCAAACTCTGTCCAAATCTTTTCAGACTGAGCTACTGTCAGATATTTATTATTAACAAACTTATTTTTATATTTATCAAACCCAGCAACATCTCTTTTTTTGCCAATAATTTTACGCAAAGAGTCGGCTTCGGACCAAGTAAAATCCGCCAGCAAAACTGCCATTTGCATCAATTGCTCTTGGAAAATAACAGCGCCGTATGTTTCTTCCAAAATGGGCTTAACAATATCATTTGGGTATTTGGGTTTCGCCCTACCTTTCTTGCAATCAATGTACCTTGCACCTTGAGATAACAAAGCACCAGGTCTTACCAATGCGTTTGATACAACAAGATCGTTGAAATTATCAATACCCATTCTTTCAATAAGATTGCGATATGCAGCAGCATCTGTTTGGAATACACCAACGGTATTGATGTTGGTAAAGTTTTCAAACACTCTTTGGTCATTTAGGGCTAACGATTGAGCCCTTACATCAAGCCCTGTACGCTCCAGGATCTTGTTTAAGCAATCTTTAATGACAGATACGGTCTTTAGACCCAAAATGTCAATTTTAATAAGCCCGACAGCCTCAGCGTCTTCCATTGCAAAAGCGGTAACGGCTGATCTCTCGCCACCTTTGGAATCTTTACGAGATTCAACAGGGCATACCTCGGTAAGTGGCACGGATGAAACAACCATACCAGCAGCATGAACTCCAACGGTACGAATTCTGTTTTCCAGCTTTGAAGCAAGCGGTATAATATCTTTATATTTATTGATAAAAACCTTGCCTTTGTCTGTGGCTTTAAGTTCATCAATTGTTTCAAAAAACGGGGTGATGGAATTGATTTCAGCAAACGGAACTTGCAAGACTCTCGCTACATCCTTCACGGCACTCTTTGGCTTAAATGTGCCATAAATTGAAATTGCGGCAACATTATTTTCGCCCCAACGAGTAAAAAGATATTTCTTAATTTCATCTCGGCGTTTATCTTCAAAGTCCAAGTCAATATCGGGATAGTCGTTTCTTTCAGGATTAATAAAACGCGCAAACAAAAGATTATATTTAATCGGGTCAACTTGCGTGATATCCAACAAAAAGGCCATCAAGCTTCCCCCGACAGACCCACGACCAGTGCCTCGCCCTACATTGTTGCCATCAGCCCATTTAACCAAATCCCAAACAATTAAAAAATAATCGGCAAAGCCGAGTTGTTTAATAACAGCAAGCTCTTCATCCAACCTATCAGCATAAATTTGATCATTCAATCCCAGCTCTTGCAATCTAAACTTTGTAATCTCAGTTAAATAATCGTCAGAGTTTATAGACTTCATATACTTTGGCAAAAGATTCTTGCGCTTTTCAATCTTGGCGCTGCATTTTTCTGCAACTTCCATTGTATTTTCCAGAATGTCCAATCTGTCGTAACCGGCATCTTTAAACCACAAAGCCACCTCTTGAGCACTAGCAATGTATGGATTAATAGAATCAAATCTAAGATGCCTGTTAGGATACATATTATTGATTTTTGCCACCATGTCCAAAGATGTGTCGTGCAAACAATTAGAATTATCTTTAGCATGTCTTTGGTCTGAAGCAGACAGGCTTGGGAACTGAGAAAGCATCAATAGGATTTCTTCACAACCTTTATCCTTAACAGTTGGGAAATGACAATCTGCTGTGGCAAGCAGTGGTCTGTTAAAAGAGCTTGCTAAATCTATAAGCCCGTCATTTAATTCCTTTGGGTTCCATGCTTGCATCTCATAATAAAAATCATCTTTAAATATTTTTACAAAACGCTCTGAAAGATGGGAAGCCCTGTCTTTATCACCCGACATGATTGCTTTTGATATAGCACTGCCCATGCAGCCAGAAAGGGAAATAATATCTCCGTCAACAAGTTCTTCTAATAAAGCAAAATCAATCCTTGGCTTATAATAAAAATTACTACCCCAAGCTGTTTGATTTATTTTAAATAATTTTTTCAAACCTTCGTTATTCTTTGCCAGTAAAATTAAATGAAATCTTTCAGATCTATCTTGAACATCTGTATCAACAGATGGCACGAAGTATGCCTCAATACCAAATAAAGGTTTTACATTATGCTTAATGCAAGAATCTTGAAATTTTAACACACCGCCCATTGTGCCATGGTCTGTAATTGCCGCAGCCACTTGCCCATTGGTGCTTGTAATTCTTGCTATATCGTCTGGCGTGGACATCCCATCTAGCAATGAATATTCTGAATGGCAGTGAAGGTGAACAAAATCTGTCATTTTAAAAATTTAAATCATACAAAGTGTCAATGCAAGGCATGTCATTCCAATGTGATTTGTTGTACCATGCCTTTCTAAGAAAACAATTTATTCCGTGATCTCGCAATATCATAACCTCATTTGGATTGTCTTCCACCATATAAACCGGATTAATTTCTTTAGCAATTTTATGTTTTTCACCCATTAAACTAAATTTTGGAATTGTTGTATTTATATTCCAATTGTTTAACCAAGGGATTGTCGCATCAACTGATGCAGGAGATCTCCTAGCAGTCAAAATATGCACATCAACACCGTAACTAAACCAATGATTTACTTGATGCCAAGCATCTTCAAATGGTTTTAAATTTTTCCAAAAAATTTTATTAGAAAACAGACGTAAGGCTTCTTCATCTTTTGTATCTGTTGTCAACCATTTTGAATAATCAAGACTCACTCCGCAATCATAATGCAAGTATTCAGATACAGCAGTATCTATGTCGGCTATTACACCATCAAGATCTAAAATAATATCTTTTTTCATAGTGGGTTATGTTGGAATTGAACCAACAACCAAGGCGTTATGAGCACCCTGCTCTAACCATTGAGCTAATAACCCTAATCCACGGAGTTACCGAAGATTATTTTACCAACTGTCTTTCATCTCTCCAGTTGTAAGGAACATTTGTTGCTTTTCATAAGCAAGTGTCATATAGACGCTATCAAGCTGATGAAACTGCAAATCGGTGATTTGCTTTGGCTCAGGTGCTACATCCAGTGGGATTAATGAATAATTGGTGTCCGCAGCTGATGAACCGGTTCGTGAATATTTATAAAATCTGTCAACAATCGTGCCAAATTCTTTTGCATATTCAATTAATGTTAAACCAACATGGCGTTGGTTAAATGTTGTGTCAAGAACCCTTGGCTCCCAAACATTTGGTTCCATTTCAACAGCAATGTTGACCAGCAAATGTGGTTTTGGTCTCCAGGCTTTATCAACAACAGATTGTTCGGAACCCCAACAACGATAGTTGAATTTTTCAAGACCAGATGTTGACGCAACCTTCCATTTCCAATTGATTGGCGATGTGATTACTGGAACATTAATTGCTGTTCCAACTGTTTCGTTGAAATATTTTGAATCTTCAGTCAATTCTTGGCGAAAACGAATTCGGTAGGATTGACCTGGCTGAACAGTAAAATATTTTTTTGCTCCGCCTGATGTACTTGTTTTTGTTACTGACTTTTCTAAGTCTTTTAATGATTTAAGTGATTGAAATGACATTTTTATCTCCTATATGATAATTTGTTTATTGTTAATTGCATTTATTATTTGTTCTTTACTCATCTCCGCTGGATCTTTCAATCCATCAGAAATATTAGCTACCGAGATTTCTTTACCTCGGCACATCTCTATCATAGCATATCTCATTGCTACTCCTGCTTCATCATTATCGCAAAATAAAATAATTTTATCAAAAAATCTTTTTATCATATCACCTTGAGTTTTTGATACGGCAGCGCCAAGCGTAGCAACTGTATTTGGAAACCCAGATTGGTGTACAAACATGCAGTCAACACTCCCTTCAGTAATTAT